TCAAAGTCAATATAGTCATCTTGCATCCAGTCTTCAGGAAGGTTTTCGTGCGACCATCTCACACGATTCGGATAACGAATCGCATTCTCCGTCGTATTGGCTGCAAACAACTTATTTGCATGCACAGCAAGATGTTCAGCTGTAGGCAACTTGCCACCAGTGGGAGTATTGTAAGCTTGCCACGGGTTCGGGTTGACACCACTAGCAGTCAAAGCAGTAGCGTATGTATTGGCAGTAGCCCAACGGTACCCACCGTTACCAGCAGTCCCCATCGCTAGATAAAGTGTTTTACCCCATTGAGCAAAGCATCCACCATGTCCAGTTGTGGGCGTAACATCATTGCCGGCAGAGTATTGAAGAGTGGTGAAGTTCGTTCCGGTCGACTTATAGATCTTTGACTGGGTGCTCAACATAATTGTCGGCGTTTCACCTTGGAAAGCAAAAAGCTTTTGAGGAGTCCACGAACCGCTAATAGCGGTCGTGTTAATCTCACGCATTGCACCCCTAGTGAACAATCCGCCACGTGGATCAATTTCCACATTCAACATGTCTGGCGACTCATTGCGAGCCAACTGAAACTGATCGGCTCGAAGGTTCAGGCCACCAGTAAAGTCATCGTAACGCTCAACGGATACTGCGCTCATTGTCCAAGAGTCGCTCCCAGCGTCTGCAACCAGCGACGCATAGTTGGGTAACGCTTCCCACCGGACATAATAACGGGCTGTGCGCTTGATGCTTTCATCAAGTCTCGTCGTGCAAATGCGACTCCTTCTTCAAAGGAGCGCATATACATAGTGCTAAGTTCCATGTCTTCTTGACGCTGATACACACGTGCCAAAACAAAGTATGGCAACAAAGCATGAAACCATTCATCCATATCAATGTTCAAAGCCGTATTGCTCAACCAGGTATATGTTGGGTTGCGGTACGCTCTAACCGTAATCGGATACACAGTATCTGGTTTCGGCCACAGATGGATCTGCCCATCCCAAAAAGAATAGAAGTACGGTCGGCTTGGCGTGTCGGTATTGCCCAGCCAAACTTCTTCGGCGTTATTGTAGTCAATGAGTGTAAAACGGTTTCCGGACGGGCTAGTGTCTACAACTGAAATAATCTCTCGAATATCCCCAATGGTCGATATTGAGTATGCTCGCTGGTTCGCCACCGTGTTAAATGTGTACGTTTCTTGAAGATATGGCCAACGTCGCTCAAGAGCATAAATACGCTGAAAGCCTTCACGGGCAAACTGGTCAATAACAGAATCTGGAAGATCTGTTTCGTCCAGATCCGCCATTGAACGAACCTGCGCCCTCAAAGTCGCTAGGGTAATCACTTAGCCAGCCCTTGTGAACGCAGATGCCCAACACAGTAATCAGTTCCCTTGGCCTTTGGGCCTTCACAGGTATCATCGTTGCCAATGCAACGATTACGGCCTACATAGGGGCCGGATGGTGCCGCAATCTTCGCATTCTCTGTATATGCGAGGCGTTGTCCCGAAACGGGTGCACCGTAAAGCGAATGGGCTGGTTGAGCGTTTTTCATCATCAACCAATAGCCCTATTTGTTACCTTCCCCCAGTGTGGCCTGAGGGAAGGCAACAGACCTACTGATTAATACTTGGAACGACCGCCACGTGTCGTGCCACTGATACGACGCTTAGAAGCATCAGCCTTGTCGGCCTTGCGGATCTGCTGTGCCTTGCCAGCAACAGCCTTGCCCTTGACCTTTGGCTTCTGGCCAGGAATTCCGATGGTGATCGCACGACCGGTGCTGTACGTGCCACCGATGCGGAAATCGCCCTTCTTCTTGAACTGGCTTGGCTTGCTGTTCTTGCTCTTTGACAGTCCCTGCTTCATGCGGTCTGCCGGCTTACGGTCTCTTGCCATTGGCTTTTCTACTCCGTTGTCTAGTATCCGATAATAACTTGGCATTTCTGTTACTTACCTTGCATTTTTCTTGATTTGATTCTTTTTCTTATTTCTTGGCTTGCCCTCTTTTACCCCCATGTTTGCTTCTCGTCTCCTGCGAAGAGAAACACCTACGGCATCAGTTGGGCCACTGTAGATTCTTTCAAAGTTTCGATAATCGGCACCATCTTCCTCATATCGAACCCTTCCCATTGAACCTTCAAGTTTTTCCATATTTCTGCCATAGGCAGGGTTCCAGGGACGACTGGGCCCCTTTCCTGGGTAGGGCATGTTGTATGAAGTCTTGATATCGGAAACACGACGACGCTGACGATAAGAATCATCAGTGTTGTGTCCGACCCTTGCTTCAATTGCCGATGTTTTGGGTTTTCTAGCCATTTGATTTCCTTTCGGGAATCAGGGAGGGGGTTTCCCCCCTCCCCAATCTTAACACCCCTAGGACCGTTAGGCGGTCTTTGCGGTGAGCTTGCCCTGCTTCGCACGGTTGCGGACCGTGAGGTTGCCGTAGCACATGATGAGTGCGTAACGAGCATCGAGGTTCTCTGGGCGGACGAAATCCGTCTGCTGGAACCACTTGCCCGAGTGACCGACAAGCGTGAGGTACTTGCTGTTGAGGAAGTACACAACACCTGCGGTGCAATGCACATCGTACGCAACAGGAGCAGCCTTGAACAGCAGGTTCTGGAATCCAGCTTCTGCAGTCTTGGTGTCCGTGTAGCGGAGCTGCGGCTGCAACAGAGCCTCGTACTTCTCAAACAGGGTCTGAGTCGTGAGGATCATGTCTGGGTGGTCGTTACCAACCGACACGCTGTTGTAGGCGGTGGCCATCTGTGCGAGGGTCAAAGCACCTGCGGTGTTTTCTTCGTACGAACGCCAGAAGTCGTTGCCCTGGCCGTTTGCCGAGTTGATTCCACCAACGGTGTTGCCGGACTCAACGAGGTTTCCAAGACCGTTCCAGTTCTTGCCAGAGTTGCCGGTGCCGTCACCGAAGAACATCTGGTTGAAACCTTCACGCATTGACTCTTCAGCCTGCATAATCTTCGCCTCAAGGAGGTTGATGATTGCGGCTTCGCCGTTGTTCTTCGCCTCTTCAATACCGGAGATTGCAATGGATGCAGCGTACTGCTTCCAGTCGTACTCGGCAGCGGACATGCCATCCTGGGCAGTCAGCGAGATGGTGTCGTAACCGCTGTACGATGCAACGGTGCCGTTCTGACCGTAGATCAACGGTTCAACGATCTTCGTTCCACCGTCAACCATACGAATGCGACCCTTGTCCATGAGGAAGTAGGTCAGTGGGCGTGCAGTGAACACGTTGTCCGTGAGCTGTGCACGATAGTTTGCCAGCGTAGTGCTGAGCAACGCATCAAAGTTGGCGTTACCTGGCATGTTGTTTTCTCCTTAGAGTTTGGTCCTAAACGCTGTGGATCCGCTTAGCGGATTCAAAAGCATCTCGGATAGATGAAATGGGTTTTGCCGATACATCTGCCGAACTCGCCGTGGAGCCTCCAGAGACAACCGCCGCTTGACGCTTTGCACCAGTAATCTGCTCAGTTTCCTTCGCTGCCTTCTCACGAATTTGGCGAATTGACTGCGCATCCTCGTACACTCTGTCAAAAGCGATTTGCTTGTAGACCGCCTCTAAATCGGAGGTTCCCATGAACAGGGCCTTGGAAACAACTTCATTAGCGTCGAAATCAGAGCCATATCGGTTCTGAAGCGTTTCGATAGTACGTTCCAACTCCTCCATCGCCTGAGCTTGCTCAAACGCTTGGACTCGCTGTTCCAACTGTCGGAACTGCTTCTCCACCGGATCCAAATCAAGTTCCGCCTCATCAGGGGCAGATTGCTCGTTGATTCCGTAATGCTTAGAAAGCAGTTCCAGCGTCTCCTTGGGGTTGTTCTGCAAGGCTTCTTGCAAAGCAGCACCAAATTGAAGCTGTCGCTTTTGCTCACTTAACTCCTGTGTCTTACGGGTATAATCCGCTTGACGCTGGTAGCCAGAAAGCGCCTCTTTCAAAGGAACTTTTATCTCTTCACCTGCAACGGTCACGGTCACATACTTGTCACCGAACTCATCAACAGGAAGAAGATCAATCTGCTCTTCTGTCAGAGTTTCAACTACATCTGTAACTTCCTGCGGTTGTCCCTCCGGCTGAACTTGCTGTTCAACTACAGGGGCCGATTCGGTCTCGACTTCATTGCTAACTATGTCACTCACTTGAGTCCTCCATGGGTTGCTCTACACCATAAGGAAGTTCGTTACATAACTGGTGGCTGTGGCATCCCCTCGGGCATCATTTGAGCCAGCATCGCTGGGTCCATCGGCATACCACCAGGTGCTGGTGGCAATGCCTCAGGCATCGGAGGAACCGGTGCCGGAGCTGGTTCGGGAGCTGGAGGTGGCGGAGCCATAATGAATCCAGCAGCAGACTTGATACCAAAACCCTGCTGAAGCACATAAGTTGCCAGCTTCGCCATGTCCAAGATTCCTGCCTGAGCAAATGGAGCCATTGCGTCCACAACCTGGAGTGCCATCTGTCGGCGGAAGGACTCGTTGACTGGCTGGGTTGATCCGCCCTCAACTTCAAAGTCAAACTCGCCTTGGATGTAGTCTCGGTCAAAGTCCACCCAGACATTGGTGGCGTCCTTGCCTGCCACACGTACAGCCTGCTCACCGGTCATGTACTGTTGTGCCAGCATAACCAGTCGGCGTGCCGCATCGGCAATCGCCTTCTCAATGATCGCCAGCTTGTCTGACGCTCTAGCGTTGGCAGCATCTTGGATGATGCCTGCTTCTGTGGCCGTACGGCGAATTTCGGGAAGGGCGCCTCGAGCGTATTCAGAGATTCCAGAGATACGGTCAATGTCGTTCGTAATGAGCGATGACTGGTTGTAGAACTCTGGTGGGCTGATGACCGCAGGCATCGGCGCAACCACGCCACCCAATCCTTCTTCTGAAATAACTGGAACCAGCACGTTGTCCTCATCGGACTCGAGCGCACTGCGACCTTCGGCATCAAACGCCGACTCCTTGTACAGCCATTTACGGGAGAACCGCTTGCGGTGGTTCATCATTTGGGTACGTGTCTCGTTGAGTTCCATCTGGAGTGGCTCAATGGCTTCCAGTTCACCCATTGGGTAGAAGTGTTCTGGAATCTCGTAGTTCCTGAGCATGACAAACGGATGACCGAAAGCGAACGGTATTTCGGTTGGTGTTACAAGGAACTTGTCGCTACCATCACAGAATATTGAGATTGTTCCACGATCAATGTCGTAGAACTCCCAGATCTCCACATAACCGTCTTCGGCTTTTTCGCTTCGTCGTGGCATGTTGCCATCCTGGCCCCACTTCGTATAGTGGGAAGGAGAGGCTTCTCTGCGTGCCTGAGAGTTGTAACGCTTGTCTTTTTTAACGTCCGTTAACGGTCGGCGGATTCGCTGTGCGATCCACCGCATGTCGGAAATCGACGTCGCATCGGCATCAACAAAAACATCAAATGGGCTAATACGCTCAACAAATGGACGGTCCTCGGTGATAATGATTTCCGATTCCGTGATTGATTCCGGTGCTGCAAGCTCATCAGCTGTATCGTACTCTTCGCCTTCGGTCTTTTCAACAAAACGATAACCAGTCTTCAACCAGCCGTGACCAACGATAAGCATGTCCTTGACTGCACGACGGAACTCGCTCTGGCACTCATAGTGCCTCCACCAATAGTTGACGACCTCTTCGGTCACAATCGCCTTCGGGGCGTCTTCATAACGGCGTGCGTTAACCGTAATCTTCGGATGGTTCACCGACACGCTTGGCCAGATGACGTTGATAGTTGCGAATGCATCATTGATTAGCATTCGGTCTTCATCGGAGCTGTTTAGGAAGTGCTTGCCACGATACATGTCGATCATGCGCTTCCAGGTTTTGTCGTAGTTGTCTTCACGACGCCAACGACGTGACTGCTCGATCTTTTCCCGATATCGGGTGATAAGTTCCTGGTTAGAGATTCTTGCCATCGTCTTGTCCTTCGTGCCAACCAATATGGTTGTCTAATTTGCTTCCGATCTTATCCACCTTGGTGCCAAGCATCCTTAACAGGATTTGACCTTGTTCGTGCTGTGAGGTGTTTTCTTTGCGTAGTTTCTGAAGTACCACGACCAGCGGACCTGATATAACAGCGACCGCAATCGGTACCCAGATAGCTTCCACATCACATCCAATTCGTCACAGGCTCGGCGTTATAACCATTAATCTTGGCGTCCTCAACAATTTTATGTTGACGTTCCTTGATAGTTGGTCCGTGAAAGTCTTCCTGACCATGAGTAAAACCTAGGCGAATTGACTTAACATGGCATTTAAAGCAAACAGAACCCCTTCTAGGGAGTTCGTCTGCATCAAACTCGGTCAAACACTCTAAACAACGGAAAGTTTTCATCGATAATAGGGGATTTCGTTACTCAGCGACGTTAAACGACCCGATTTTCGCCGGCTTATCAGGCATATTCTTGACAATGTGGCGTGCCCACCAATCCAAAGAATTCTTTCTTGGCTCCAAATCATTCCTGTACTCAGGCAACCAAACATACTTCAACATCTGGTTAGCGATCCCCAAAGACATAACCCGGTCATCATGCGGAGAACCATGCATTTTCCCATTCGCCTCACGAATAAAGGTCTTTAGCTCAGCCACCGTCAAAGAATCAAACAGGGACAAAGCATGATCCCTGAGAGCCGCATTCAACTCATCGATAGCCAAAGGCTTAGAAACCGATGTGGTACGCCACCCCAGAGAATCAGAAACCTTGGGGTTCGTATGGTTCATTTTACGCTGTTTGTACAGGTTCCGGTAACCAACCCTGGCCAAAGACTTTAAGGTCGTTAGACCGTGGTTGTTGGATTCAACACCGATCAAAGCGTGGTTGTAGAAATAGCCCAAAGCAACCAGAACATCCTCACCGAACAGGTCTGGGTCAATGTGCCCATGCCAATGGGCGACAACGATTCCTGTGTCCGCAGAAATCACATGGGCTGAACTGTAGTCACCATGCCCCAAGCCTTCAGCGACGTCTGCACCAATCACATAGGATTCACCCTCTTGAGGCATTTCCCAGATCCTTAGAGG